TCAATTTCAAGCCAATCATTTTTATCAACAGATGTCATACAATTATCACAGGTCATAGCAGCCCATGAGAAACCATAGACACGGGTATCAGCATGACAGTGAGGACACATGATAAACTTACCACTTTTACCTGCCCTTGTATAACGATTAACATTTTTATATTCTCTCTCGTTTGGAGATCGTTGATGTTTAAGTTTCCAATCCATTTGTTGAGGGAATGGAATGCCCATTATATTGAACAACCATTCACAAAAGTCTTTAGGTAAATTCATTGTATTAATCCTTATGTATCTTCGTAGGTTTGTTCCCAAAGTTCTTGTACAAAACTTTCTTTATCCTCCATGATTTCATTTATCTCCTGCTTGGCGTACTTCTTAGCTTCTTTTGTATTGTAACCTTCATCTTGATATTGGCGAACCAATTCACGAAACATGGCTTGGCGTTCCCTTTGCCATAAGTTCTTAGTCATAGCTTCATATCCTCTATAAAATCTTCTAAATCTTTTGCATTACTAGGATCATAACCGTTGTCATACATAAAGTAATATAAGTCGGCTGGCAATCCTAATGATCTACGTATCTTTTCTTGTCGCTCTTTCCACTTAGGATAAAACTTAATTACTTCTCCCATGATAATCTTCCATATCTAATTCTGCCCATGATTTATCATCCCTGTAACTGTTATCTTTCTTAGCAACAGAAAGTTCACGTCTTAATTGACGTATGGTTTCGTTAGCATCTGTCAGTTGTTTTTTAAGCAACTCTATCGACTGATGATACACACGTTCTTTAGTGTAAATGGTCAACTCTTATCTCCCCATCATGTAATACTTCTAGATCCCAATCAGTTCCCCGTGCTATGCTTTCTAGGAAAGACCAAGCCTCTCCTTCTGAAGCAAATTTAAGAGGTAAGCCTACCTCATCAGTAAGAATATCAAATGATTTCAAGCTTATATCTTTCCTAAATGTTGATGCCCCTTGGGTTATAATGTACATACACATCTCCCTTACAATTGGTATGTATTTAATTATACCACACTTTCAATCAGTACTCAAATGTTTATTCTGTGACTAACAAAATAACATTTATGACAAGAGATATGATTATAAAAGTAACCATTAGCTTTCCTCTGTTGGGTCAGATTTTTCAAGATCGAAGAGACTTACAACGTCCCCATCCCATTCATCATCAACCCATACTTCAAGGTCTACCCATGCTCTATCTTCATCTTGATCCCCTCTATATGTGTAACTAAATTTTATTCCAAGCTCTTCTTGTTCCTTTAAAAAAGCATTGAGATCCATTAAGAAATCTAAGGTAGTGCTGAACTTATCAAATGACTGCATCATAATCCTCGTATATATTTATCTCATCAATAACAAATTTATTTACATCCTCCACGTTAGAAGAGTTGTCGATGCAATACTCAAGCATTGTATAGCACCAGCTATCTGACATTGATGTAGGGTGTGGCCCAAAGTGTACAAAATTTCTAACGTCTTGCATAGATTTAAAGGTTGGTATTTCCATCGGCGTACTCCTTATACCCTTCTTGAAAAGAATTTAATTCGTAGTCTAAAAACTCATTTAGTTCTTGTATAAATTCATCATCAGCTTTTACGTTGGGACCGAACATATCAAAGTATCCTTCGACAATAGACTTTAACCATAAGTCTGAATCCCCTGCTAAAAAACTTTTAACTTCACCCACATTATTGAAGTGTGGTGATATGGTTTTTAATTTATCAGACATCTTTCATTTCCAATCTTGTGAAAAATTTTCACAATTTTCTACGTTTATAAAACACATGAGATCCTATTTGTTTACATCTTTCCAGATACTTAGACCAGAAAGGATTTGTCCATACCGCATGGTAGTGTGTAGCTTCTTCCAATCCTTTTACTTTTACTTCTGTTGAAGTAAGAAGTTTTGCAATCTCTACGGCTATGTACCATGCTTCAGTTTCAAATGGTTTCTCTGACTTACCATCACAGTAGTAAGAGAATTGACAAGCATTACGAACAGGATTGCCACGCCAATACTTACCTTGTTTAACAACTCCACATATATTATCAGGATACTTCTTATCCCTTACTCTGTTTTGTATAACAACACCAACAGCAAGCATACCATTCCACCCTTGATCTCTAGCTTCAAAGTACACAGCTTCAGCAAGACATCTCTTATTAGTATCACCATATACTTTAGATGTTATTAACAATGATAGTATTACTGTTATTAATATTCTCATTACTCTACTCCAAATAACTATGTTCTTCTTTTAGTATTTTATTATAATGTTCTATAGATATATCATATCCTTCTTCAGGTGTCAACTTCTTATCGTACTTAAATATAAAACACATATCTTTTACAAGGGTACTGTTAGCGTACACAATGAATGTGGTAATTGTTGAAAGTATTTTACTGTTATTCAGTATGTAGTTTAACTGAATAATAAGTTTGTCTTTGTTGGGTAACTCTTTCTCAACAAAACATATAGAATTATTAGACATCTTTATAGTGTTCCTTCCATTCATCAGTGGCTGATAAGAGGTAGCCTTGGGCTGGCCCCATTATGTCTGCAATGTAAGTATCACCTAGTTCATAGCCACCATCAGGCATGTGTGGCGAGGTAGCCGCAACGAACCATCGTGCATACTGATTGCTTGGTTCTTTGTCAGGCCGTTGGTATGTTTTTAATACCCGCCACTCCCAACCAAAGTCATTCTGATACACAGCATAAGGCTCATCTTGTGTTGTGCTTCTACCAAATGGATTCTTATTCGTCATCTCTCATCTCCTTTGTATAGATACCCATGTCTGGATACCAAGTTCCAACGTCACGTTTAGCTGTGCCGTCACTGTTGTATGCCATAGCTACACACTTTGGCATTATCTTACCCTCTTGTGCTACACCATAAAACATATCAATCCAATCACCATCTTTTAAATACTTACGCATGTTTCTGATGTACCCTTCGATGTCTGTTTGTTTAGCAAGAGAACCTTTCACATTCTGTCGTACATCTTTACGGATAGATACGAGCATATCTGAATTAACCTTGATCCATTCTTTCACCTTGTCAGGATGTAGCCTGTGTTTTTTAGGTAGCTTCTCTAGGCTTGGGTGTATGTTACTCATCTCTATAATTCTCCCATAAAAATTCCACTAACTTAGCAGCCTTTAACTCTGTCTCTTCGTTATCAGGCGCACCTCCTTCTATTGCTTCAGTCATTGCTGCTTCAAATAACAATTCTTTGATGGCATCATTGTGTATATTGCTCACGATCTTCCCTTTCATAGAGTTCATTAGTTAACCTGTTAACAATAAATGTTTCTACCACACAAAAAGGATCAGACATTTTTCCAGTTTCATCATAAAAACTGCTCCGATTTTCTTTATATCTTTCAATGTCTTTATGTGTCAAGTTATATCTGTCAATAATATTATCAACTTCTTCAAAGATTATATCACCTACAATTCCGTCTAATCCTAATCCTTCAATAGCAAATGATATATTTGAGTGACGTTTATAGTCTTTCCATTTATAGTCTTTCCATAGGTCTTCTTCATTACTCATTATCTTTTCCTTATTTTTCCATTTGATTTTTAAAAAACTTTCCTACATCTAGGACTTGTTGAGGTGTGGCTGATGTCATAATCATATTAGCTAAAGAGGATACCCAAATTACATTACCTTTTATATAACCTTTTGAATTATCAATTCGGTCAACGCTAGGAGAGGTTGCTCTACCCCCTTCAGTTCCTACTTTAAATTCTATTCCTAATGCAGGACACTTATTATCTTTAGGATATATATCTTTAAGGTACTGCTTAGTCAAGTTAAAATCAAAACTTTTTTCTTTTGCCCTTAATCTTAGAGTACTCAATCTATCTGTAAAGAAAGCATCCGAACCTAATACACTACTTTTTTCTTTCCATCTCGTAGCTTGGGCCTTTCTTTGTTCAGGGTGTGTGGCATGATACTTTCTTCTTCTGGCTTTTTCTTTTTCTCTAAACTCAGGATCATCTTGGTATCGTTTTCTTTTATATTCTTTTTTCCATTTTCTTTCCTTATCTTTATCTACCCAAGCCATTGGTCACTCTCCTAATATAATCACACAATCACCAGTTGTTAACTCACGAATATAAGTTTCACCATTTTCTTTATACTCTTCTGTTGGATAAGCCACAACGCTTACTTCTTTTTTATCGTTCGACCAATCCCACGAATAATTAATAGAATAAATCTCATCGTTTTCTTTATCATAGATGTCTATCCAAGTATCAGCTTCAAGCAGAGCTTCACTATTTTTAGCATTATCTAAGCCGAAAGCTATCTCTTTTTTCATGTCGTTAATAACAGCCTTCAAACATTCCTTTTCAAATTCTGGCTTTAATTTCATTGTCATCTCCTACCCGATAGTGAACCCAGTTGCTTTTAAATATACCAATACTAAAACAGCTACTATAATACCAAGACATACTATATATCCAGTTAAGGGGTTATTAAACATTAACATCTTCTCCTTCCATAAAAAGTTCTAGGGCTTCATAGTCGCCACAGTTCAGGTAATAATCTGTAAGATTATCAAACGCATAATTTAATAAGGTGTGCTTATCCCACCCATTCACTGCATCACTGCAAGCACTAATAATTTCTTCTTCTGTATACTCTCTCAACGTACTCCACAGTGGTCCTGAATTTATCATTAGTTATCTCCTTCAATTCTTAATAACAATTTAATAGCCAGCTTCTGAAACTCTGCCTGATACTGATACCATGTCCATTCTTTTATCCAATCGGTAGCTATGTTAGCAGGGTGATTGGCTAACTTATGTAGGTCATAGTGTCGCACCCACACATCTCTTTGTTTAGCTTTCATTTTCTTTCTTCTACTGCTTCGTGATAGTCGCTCAATGTTTGTTCCTTGCCTTCGATATAATTTTTGTATGCGGCATCACGTTCCCATTGATTGAAGTACCATACGGGAAGCCTGTCATAGGTATACTCCATTATAGTTTCCCATTCTCTTTGGGTCATCCATTCACCCAATGGTTTTAGTTTATCATATTCAATCATATTTTAAATCCCCATGTTAACCAGCCAATCCCCAGAAGGGTCGAGCCGTCGATGACTTCTCAAAGTATATCGAGGTTAATCCTCTATGAATACCAAAGGTTGATGCACCAGAGGTAAAGCCATTGCGTAACTTGTGCTTACGCTTACGATAGATCACGGTGCCAGCCTTACAGGAAAGGCGATAGCCCTTGGTGCCATCATTCAAAGGTTTAACACGTAACCAAGGTTTAGTTTTTTTAACTGTTAACATATAATCCTCCATAATTTTGTGAAAAATTTTCACAAGTTTCAAAACAATCTCACTTAACTTCTATAGTTATATACCCCTATGTAGATCATGTCAAGCTCTTATTAATGTTTAGGATATGATATAACTGGTACGTCCTTAGACCAGCAAGCTCGACATGATCCACATTGGTTGCCTCTTGTTCTTGCCTTGCACTCTTTACCTAGTGGCTTACCCTTCTTGGTAAATACTTTTGATGTGCATTCAAAGTTAGGGATGGTATCCGTGTCCACCTCTGAGGCCGATACCCGAATGGTAAGGTTATCCGGCTCCATTCCGTACTGCTTACGATATTGTTTAACTATGGCACGTTCTTGCGTAGGTAGCCAGTGTTGAATTTCTGGTGTTAGTAAGGCCACGTCTACGATGTTGTGTAACATCTCCACCGATTGTAAGTCACCACTATCAAACCAACGATGATAGTTATCTACGTTGTAGCGTTTAATCTGAAACACCATAGACGTAACCCACAAGGACTTGTCTGACTGTTGCCATTTAACAAGGTTAGCCTTCCACCCCTTGTCCACAGTAGGCCGTAGCTTTTGTAGCTTACGGGCATAGCAGTCATGACATGGCGTCCCTTCAATCTCTGCCAGTTTACTGCCTACGTTACAGGCAAAGGCGTCGATGGCGAAGGTAGTTCCCGGCATTTTGGTATTGCCCTTAGATACTCTGCCAAATTGTAGTGCTTCTTTTACTAGCATATTAATACCCCATTGGTTCTTGCCACGTTATTGATAAGACATTATCGTAATCTTCTGTTACGTTGTCAATATTATAATTACCTGACTGTGTATGTATGATTAGGTGCTTGTTGTCACAGTATATGCAACCACTAGTGTCACAGTTAACACACTCTACCTTAATTAACCAAGTCATCTATCTTATCCCGTAGAAAAGACATGTCTTGGTTATGCTTAACCATAGTATCTATGGCGTGTTCGACATCATAATTAAATCTTTTTATTAACCAATTGAGTTGCTCCCAACCCTCTACCTGTACTGTTCTATCGCTCATGATAAACATCCCTCTTTCTGCCTGACTGGACGTGCTAAATGCAGCCAAGCCTGTAATTTATCCATCTTGTTCAGAATTTCAGTGACATCTTTCTCAGTCAACCACCCCTTTATAGTGTCGCCTTCAGCAGTGATGCCAGCTAATTCTACCATGTCATCGCCTTTGAACACTCCTATTTCATACAGCCCTTCATAGCCACCATATGAGCCAGAGTGTTGCACTACCGACAGGTCGTAGTCGCCAAATGTAACACGGGCAGAAACTCCATCAAGAAAATCATTGAACTTTAGGTCAGAGAATTTCATAGTATTTTACTCCATCAAGGGTTATGTACTCATCGGTATCTAGGGTCCATTCTATATCAGGTTCTTTTTGTGAAAAATTTTCACAAAATTCACTGTCCCAGATATCTTTTGCAAATTGTCTGAGTTCTTCTTGTTTGTTGTACTCATCAATTTGTTGTTGATTGCTAACGGATACCATGTGGTCATGCACCATGCGTCCACGGTCATTGTCGTTATATGTTACAACGTCCGTGTATGTGTTCCGCATGTTGTCATAGTGTCCACTATTATTAGTCTGCCAATGGTGGCGTTGTTTCTTTGCCATGTGTACCTCATAGTTGGCGATTGTTAATGCTCTTACCTATCGCCATCAGTAAGAGATTGCAGACTGTTAAACTAGATTATATATCTGCGTCAATAACCTAGTAAATGGCAAGGACATAAGGACTTGAACCCTAACCTGCTGACTTGGAAACAGCTATGCTACCAGTTACACCATGTCCTTAACTGCTTACGTATGGGAAGGCAAGGAATCGAACCTCACGTTAGGTAGCTACACTCCACCTTGTCACAGTGTGTAAACCTCCAGCACCTCAATTTTTTAAAAAGCTTGTGCCTTCTTCGGACTGTAACATTCACTCGCCATGACTTCCCATAGGTAAGCAGTTGAATAGATACTAATATAATCCTTTTACGTTGTCAAATTGTGAAAATTTTTCACAAATTCAAACACAATACCTTAATAGCTAAACAGTTTAAGGCTACGCCAATAGCGGCAAGGCCACCAGCTACGCCATAGGCTGGCCAGCCATAGACTGCGAAGCTTAACCCAAAGGCCATACCTGCTAGGATCATGAACCAGCCAACAATGACCAGCACGAAAAACCCCAAAAATGTATATACGTTTTCCATTATGTCACCCCAATATGGTTGCGCCGATTAAATAAATTATAACTAAGCTTGTCGTGAATTGATAGACAATCATATCGTACCTCTCTTATATATTAATGTAGTTCTATATATAAGAATACCGAATAGATATTTAGAATTAATAACGTAGGGTATCCCGTATATGTGTTTAACCCTCTTAATGTGGCTGTATATCATATCCTACCTTCCTTCCTTTAACTTAGATATGATCATAATATATGACCATACCCAAGTCAAACAAAGGTATAGGGGGGCTTTTATACCCCCCAACCCCTACCCTATGCCGCTACCTTCTCTTTCTTTATTAAGGTTTCTAGGGTTTTCTTGGTATCTTGCGCCGATAACTTCACCAATGCCTCAAAATCCCATTGTTTCACTTCACAATACCTACGTATAAGTACCAATTGTTGCACCATGTCCTTCTCCGTTTCAACCACAGGTGCCTTTTTATTTTCAACCTTTTTGGTAGGTGCCTTTTTGTCTTTCTTCTTAACTGCACCAACAACCCCAGATATTGCCTTGCCAGTTTCCTTGGCTACCTTCTCACATTCTTCGGGGTTTTTACCAACAAAGTTTGCATATGATACGTGTTGCCTTCTGCTTTCTTCTGAAAACCCTTCGAACAATTCCACACCATATTTACCCTTCAAATAAGATTGGGCTTTATTGTTGAAAAATTTAACCTTTGCCTTGCCCATTGCTTCAGTCATTACCTTGTAAGCTAAGGTGTAGAATGTAACCTCATCAGCTAGTACCTTTTGGCGGTCATTCATATAAGCATTTACTTTTTGAACGTCATTCAATTGTTTAGTCATAATAATCATATCCTTGTTTTAACGTCGTCACCATTGACGACTGATAGGAATATGGGCTCATTCGGTTGTAATGACAAGCATTTATTTTTCTTTTTTATAAGTTATTGAAATGGTTATACAAAATTGTGAAAATTTTTCACAAAGTTATAGGGATAGATAAGCCATAACTGACATTCTTTACATTTTCTGGATGATTAAATAACGGCCATAATCCACATTCCCAAAATATCCCCAAATTGAAAGAATAAGGTATCCATTGAAAAGGTGATCCCATGCCGCACAATATATAATGACTACCCCACCCAAAAAATTCGGCGGCTCCTATCCTATATTATATTAGGACTCTCAAATATTTTCAAAAATACTCGGACTTGTCATCAACCCATCGGCTGATACTAGTACTTTACTAAAGTAGTACCTTAGTATAGTACTAGTACTTTACTAAAGTACTAATTATATTATATTATTATTATTTATTTCTAGTATTAGTATTTATAGTGTATAATAGTACTATGAATAGTTTACAAGAAACTCTACTTGATCCATATATTAACCTTCAAGGTTTGTTATCTCAAAAGGTTAACGAACAATCAAAGACAGATTTCCTAACTTTTGTTAGAATGATGGCTCCTATGCTTGTATCTGATTGGAGAATGGGTCGTCATATAGAAGTTATATCAAATAAGTTAAAAGATTTAGAGGAAGGAAAGATAAGAAGGTTAATGGTGTTCTTGCCACCACGTTCTTCTAAGTCTGTTATCTGCTCTAAGTTGTTTCCTGCTTGGTATATTGGTAGGAATCCTGAACATGAGATACTAACTGTCTCCCATAGTGATCAATTATCTAGTGATTTTGGTAGATCTGTAAGGGATGTTGTTAATACAGAAGAATTTCAAAAGATATTTAAAGGAGTATCTTTAAGAAGTGATGTTAGAGCCGCTGGTAAATGGAAAACAAACCAGAATGGTACATATTATGCTGCAGGTGTACGTTCACAGATAGCAGGTAGAGGCGCACACATAGCAATACTTGATGATGTTATGTCTGAAGAGGATGCAATCAGTGCATCAGGACGTAAATACATTAAAGAATGGTATCCTGCTGGCTTACGTACACGTATTATGCCTAACGGAGCTATAGTAATAATTAATACACGGTATCATTATGATGATTTGTGTGGATGGTTATTAAAACAACAGGAGAATATGAGTGAATTTGAAACAATTCCTTGGGAAGTTATAAAAATCCCTGCATGGGTGGACGAAGATGCTGCAGAATTGCTAGATCTTCCTGTAGGTTCCAGTTATTTTCCAGAATGGAAGACGGATGAGATACTAAGAACGGATGAGAACGAGATTAAAGCCAGTAATGGTAGCCGATACTGGAATGCACTGTACATGCAAGACCCTACACCAGAAGAAGGGGGATTAATAAAGAAAAGGTGGCTAAAAGAATGGACATATGAAGAACCACCTAGCTGTGATTTTGTAATACAAACGTATGATACAGCTTTTTCTACAGCCACAACAGCAGATTATAGCGTAATACAAACATGGGGTATATTCTCCATGTATAATCAAGATAAGATAGGTATAGAGGATTTTGTTTCTCATCTTATCTTACTAGGAAACATTCGGGGCAGGTTTGAGTATCCTGAATTAAGGAAAATGGCACAGAAGTTATACAATCAGTATAGACCTGATGTATGTATGATAGAGAAGAAGGCCAGTGGTCAATCATTAATACAGGATATGAGAAGGGCAGGGCTTCCTGTCATG